GCCTACGTGGCGCATACCGGGTGCTGGTAGGCCAATCTATTCTTTCCAGCCGGCGATCTAACCGCATTGCTATCGGGGGAAGTCCGATTGAACGGTGCAAAAAGAAAAAGGGCTTTAGGGGTAATTCTGTGATTGAACGGCTTAGAAAATACCTCTTATTTTATTTCCTAAACCCACAAAACTACCTCTAAAGCCCTACGGTATCGAGTGTTCAATTCCTCAATACGGTAACTATATCATAAAACTAAACCGTGCTTAACTCCGGCCAAATAATATGCCAGGTCTTAGGAAAAAGGTCTTTCCTGGTTACTAATCCTACTGATTCCCTTTCAATTGTTGCGGCTATTAGCATCAACGGTGCGGCTGGTATTGCATTGTTGTTGCGCCATTGACACACCGCTTGGACCGTTACGCCACATAGCTTTGCCACCTTTGCTGGACGGCCCAACATATCAATTAGTTGTGCATCTGTCATTTATTTTCCTTTTTTGCTAAATATTTCTTTACAACAACTAAATTTTACTTTACATTTGTAAGTACGGCAATGTTGCCGTGATAAAAAAGGAGTAATAAACATGGATGGCGAATTAAACCAGTTAATGTTAGAACATGAAGAATTCCTGGAAAAAGCTTTAAATGACATGGAATTTAGTAATAAATTTTTAACCCAAGAACAAGTTGACTGCATCCGTCAAGCTTGTGGAAAACCACGTAATAGTCACGTTAACCCATTGTTACGTGACGTGATCAATGATTTTGGAAATATTTTTGGAAAGTGAAAAAAATGATAATTGCAAAACAAACCAGTTCCGGTAGTGACTTTAAACTACCACCAGCCGGCAGTTTCCTTGCCCGTCTATACAGAATAATTGACATCGGTACGCAAACTACCGAATGGATGGGTAAACGCAAAATGCAACGCAAAATTATTGCAATGTTTGAATTGCACGGTGAAGATAACGATGGCCAGCCGCTACAAACCGCTGAAGGTAAGCCGCTAATCGTATCTAAACGCTACACGCTATCCCTGGACGAAAAAGCCACGTTACGTAAGGATTTAGAAGCCTGGCGAGGAAAAGCTTTTACTCAGGAAGAACTGGACGGCTTTAACCTGGAAGTCTTGCTAGGCAAATACTGCATGGTTTCAGTTACCCATTCCACCTATGACGGCAAAGAATACGCCAACATTGCCGGGATTAGCCAAGTGCCATCAGCATTGAAAAAACTGGGCGAACCTAAAGGTGTAAATGAATTAATGATTTTTACCCTTGATCCGTTTGATCAAGATAAGTTCAATAAGCTTTCAGAAGGTATGCAAGGTGTTATTAAAAAATCTGCGGAATACCGCAATACGTTTGAACCTAATGCGCCAATAGTCAGTTCTGCACCGTCAGAATTGATTGATGACGATATTCCATTCTAGGGGGCAATATGAAGCCAATGGTTAAGTTTATAGTTTGTGATCACTACACTTTGAAAACACATCAAGATATAGGCCACGATGAAGAAACTGAAATCATTGGTTTCAGTTATGAAGCATTGTCTAAGTTCACCAGGGCTTTAATTACTGAAGCGGCTTGCCTGGTTAAGGATCCAAAAGATAGAAAATTAATCTTACAAACATTAGGTGAATAAATGAAATGTATTGACTGTAAATGGTATGCCGGTCAAACCAATGACACATACGGCGTATGCAAACGTTACCCACAAACGGCCAACAAAAGCCAGCATGATTGGTGCGGTGAATATGAAAGCAAAGTTGTTGTAATTACACCGGTTCAAGAAGAATTTGTTGAAACACCAAAACGTGGAAGAAAACCAAAACAATGATAATTAAAGAACGTCAATCGGAAAGTGGGCATTGGTATGATCGTCAAGGAAACCCAGCGTATAGTGTTATCGGAAAAAACGGCCAACAACGAGCAACAACGTTACGGGATGCAAGATCACTTGACCTTTGCGTTAGCGTTTCAGGAGTGCTTGCGGTTGCGGCGAAACCAGGCCTTGATTCATGGAAACAACAAAACGTCTTATTAGCCGCTTTAACCCTTCCAAGGGAACCAGGCGAACCGGAAAAAGATTGGTTGGACCGGGTAATGATGGATTCCAAACAAACCGCCAAAATAGCGGCTGATCGTGGCACGGCCATTCATGCCATTATTCAAGCGTTTTTTGAAGGGGCTTTAATACCAGAATCAATGCCAATATGCCGGCCAGTTGAAGAAGCCATTAAAACGCATTTTGGGCCGCTTTTGCTATTGTCTGAACAATCCTTTGCCCATACCCTTGGTTACGGCGGTAAGGCCGATTTAATAGCCAAATCCAGGCATGATTTTGATGGTGTTTGTATTGACATTAAAACCAAAGAAACAGAAGATATTTCTAAAGCAGAAATTTATCCGGAACACGGTATGCAATTAGCGGCTTACCGCCAAGGGTTTAATATGCCTAAAGCCCGTTGTGCCAATGTATTTGTTGGTTACAAAATGGTCAACGGCGTTACCCAGTTTACTGGGGTAAAAGTAGTAGAACATGAACCGAATGATTTAGAACGTTACTGGCTTATGTTTACAAAGTTGTTGGAATTTTGGCAGTTAAAAAACAATTACAAGTAATAAAAGGGCGGTTAACTGGACGTTGAAGGATGCAACAATTTGGGGTTTTTTCCAGTTTCCACCCAATTAGTAGCAGTTTGCCAAATTCACGCCTTCCGTTGTTTAGTTGCACAATTGCGCTTTACAACTAAAGAAAACTTTAGTAAATTAACAAATACCGCAATGTTGCGGTGATAAATAAAGGAATTGACATGGACCATGAAGAAAAACAAGCCCAGGCGTATTGGGCATATCAAGCGAAACAAGAAAACCTACAACGTATGGTGGATAAGGGTTGGGGGGATCGTGAAGCCTATAATAATTTATTGGCTTGGGAAGCTAAACAAGCCCGTATTAAACGCTGGAAGCATTTAGCCAATGAAATTAGTGTTGGCGTATTGATGGTTGGATTTGTCCTGGCAATGCTATTTTTAACGGGTTGCAGTAGCACTTCCGGCACCGTGTATAGCCAAGCCCCTTCCCAACAGTTAATATTAGATAAACAAGTAGCCGCATTAACCCGGAATGAAGTTATTAATGGGGTTACTGAATGTGAAGGTGCTGGCCTACGTGCCCATGTAATTACTACTAAACGTCAGATTAACGGCTTTACCGCTGACATTCCAGTAGAAGTAACGTGTATGCCTAAACATAGATATTAAGGGGAAAAAATGAATGAACATATTTGGACCATTAGCGGCACCGATATAACCATTCGATGGCGTTTAGCCGGCTGGGTACCGCCTTCAGAACTTCAAGAATACAAAGATAAATGGTCTTATTGGCAAAATCTGCCATTACGCAAACTAGATGACCAGGCCAAGGAACAATACGAACAAGTATTGCGCCGGGCCAAAGTAGCTAGAATTAAATAATTATTTTTTAGATGGGTGGGCCTTGTTCATAGGCTCATTTTCATGCTTTTTAAGTTCTTTTTTTAAGCTATAAACAGTATTACGTAATGTAATTTGGTCTTTTTCTTCACGTTTTTCGTGCGCTTTTGTTTCTTTATAAAATTTATCAGCCATTTTGTGCCCCTAGTGCTTTAAGAACTTCAATCATCTTAGATTTCCGGTCATCAAGCCCCAGCAATCCACCGTTAATACGTTTAGTCATTATTTCAAAAGAATTGCTAGTACCTTCATCAGCCAAGGCATTTAACCCTTTTTTGTTCCAAAACCAGCCAGCCGATAAAGCGGCGTAACGGGGTTCTTCCAATAGTTGGGGGTTAGCTACCAAGTCAATGCCTAAAGCTTCACCACAATGCGTATAGTTCTCTTTGCCAGTACATTGAATTAAACCACGCCCTATGTATTTTGCCCCATCGCCATCTTCAGTATTACCCATGCGGCCGGAATACACTTTATTGGCTATTTTTTCAGGTTGGCGTTCAAATTGAGTAGCGGTTTCAAGATTAGGAAATCGGCTTGGCCAAGTTGCCATTAACGCTTTAGCTGAATAGTTCAAGTTTTCTTTAGTAAATTTAAAAGATCCGCTTTCATGCATGATTTGGCCTAAAAAACACGCTTGGCGTTTAGGCGTATTAATTTGATATTTTTCAAACGTTTCTTTCAATGGTTCAAACCATTTGCCTTCAATGCCCATAGCTAATAATTGGGATTCAATCATTTTTCTTGGCTTTCATATCCATAATCTTTTCTAGGGTACGGCCACCAAAATACGCACTCATTATTAGCATACCCCATTGACCCAGCAGGTTTACATACGATTCTTTAGCATCGTAGCCAAAAGCCGACATCATGGCAAAAAGAAAGTAACCAGCAAAAATAGCCACTAAAGACATAGGGCGTATGTTTTTGGATAGCCAAGAATCACTACTTAAATCAGCTTTCCAGCGGTCAGATATATTGTTTTGTTCGTTCATGTCAGCGTTTAACTCAGCTAACCGACCTTCTTGTTGCATTTTTAATAGTTCAGCTTGGGCTTTGGCTTTGGCTTCAGGATCAGGAATAAACTTGTCTAGGACTTTCATTCCAACATCAACTAATGCGGTAAGTGGAAACATTATTTTTTAGACCTTTCTTCTAATAATTTAACCCGTACATGAAGATCGTGTAGTTCTTTGTACAGTTCTTCACGCATTTTAGCCCTGCGTTCTGCGGATATTGGACTGTCTGTAGGTACGCCTTCGTTGGTAATCAGGGCTGGCATCTTGCCTTCAATTTGAGTTAGGCGGGTTTGGAATGAAGATACTTGACCGAGTAGCCAGGCTATACAAGCAACAAGAATAGGAATAATTGCTTTTAATAAATCTTGCATATTCATTTAAAACGCCCCCAAAATAAACTTTAGCCACAAGGTCACAATTAGGGCGGCTATAAAGCACCATATTTGTACCCGTCTTACATCCCTTAAATCATGCTGAAAATCTTCATCGGCTTTGCGTTCCATGTTTTCAATATCCAGCTTAATTTTTAATACTGCTTCCCATTCTTTTGCGCCATACTTTTTTACAAAATCAATTTTTACTTTTGCTTCTTGATCACTAATTTGTTTCTTTTTTTGCCAATTTTCTAGTGCTTTAATTAATGCCGTTTGTTTTTTAAATTCTGCTTCCCGTGCGGCCCTACGTCTTTCTTGGGCTTTTTGTTGGGCTACATCTACACCGTCTTGCTGAATTCCTTCAATACTTTTGGATAAACCTTTAGCCGCTTCCCGGCTTGCATCAATGCTACCGGAAAGAGTTTTTACTCCTTCTGTAAATCCAAATTGGTCTGACATTGCGGTTCACTTTCTTTTACCGTCCTATTTGCTAGTGAACCAATGAACGGCCCAGCCGCCCAAAGTGCTTAATGCGGTTAATATCCCAATGGCTAACCAACTTGCGCCTTTTTGTTGGGCTTGGTTATCAAGAAGCTTTTCTATATTAACTTCCATCTTATCCATTTTTTTTGACATATCATCAAATTTGGATTCATAAGATTCTACTTTTTGCCATAGAACCCCATATTTAACCGGATCAATTTCAAACATAGTGACTTCCATTATGTTTTCATGATGTACGCTAATGCGTAGTACGGTGGCAAATTAGCATTAGTGCCGCTTGTTCCAGCATTAGCATTAGTTACGCTAATGCCAGTTGTAACTGTGCTGGTGTCGTGCGCAGTGCTTCCATCGCTATCATATTGATTTGCACCAAGACCCCTGTTATTTAATACAGGACCACCCCATTTATGTGAGTGTCCTGGATCAGTAACGGTTGCAGTATGTGTATGTGTAACAACAATTGCATTAGCAGAACCGCCAACTGCACCTACCGCATAAGTATTACCGGCACCAACAATAAAACGGTCACGCAAATCCGGGGTTGC